TTGCGTGAATTTTCCACATCATCGCTTCTCAAGCCTTTTCCGAAACCCTCTGCATAGTTTCTCATCACGTCCTGCCGTGGGTTTGAATGGGTTGGGCATGCTGGCCGGCTCCTTCTCGATTTATAATGATTAAAATAATTATAATGCTTTAAAATCTCGCTTGGCGGGAAGCTGATTTGATGTTCTCTTACATTCTCGTTATACTGGAATTGTTCACACAGGAAAAGTCGAAAAACCAAGGAGCAAAAAATGAGCAACATCGACAGCATCATCGAACGCATCAACAACCTCATGGCAATAGCTGAAAACGAAGCTTCCAGCGACAATGAGGCGCAAATGGCGTTCGAGCGGGCACAGAAACTCATTAACGAATATCGTATCGAAGACTGGAAACGCGACCGCACCCGCACGAACAAGCCAATCATCGAACGTGGCGTGAACGTAAGCAAAACCACCATCTACCATCAGCAAGGCTACCTTGCGACCATCATCGCCCAAGCTAACGAATGCCGCGCCTACCTTCACGAAAGCCGGCGTGGCGGAAGAATTGAGGAACGTGCCGTCATGTTCGTAGGCGAGGAAGACGATGTGAACGCCGCAGTCATCGTTTTTGGTTTGCGGAGACTCCGTCTTTTAGGGCGGGGAGGAAGCAAACTTTCCTCCTTTCACAGATTATTATGCTATAATGTGAAACATGGTCAGGCAGCAGGCACACAAGCGGGCGTACAGGTTCCGCTTCTACCCGACGCCCGAGCAGGAACAACTGCTCAGGCGCACGGTCGGCTGCTGCCGAAAGGTCTACAATCTCGCGTTGGAAGCCCGTTCCGTCGCATGGACGGCGGAGCGCAGGAGCATCACCTACGTCCAGACCAGCGCCATGCTCACCCAATGGAAGAAAACAGCTGAATACTCGTACATGAACGAAGTGTCCTGCGTGCCGCTGCAACAGGCGTTGAGGCACTTGCAGACGGCGTTCTCCAACTTCTTCAAGCAGACCGGCGACTATCCGAGGTTCAAGGCCAAATCCCACGGCGGAAGCGCCGAATACACTCGAAGCGCGTTCAAATGGGATGCCAAGCGCAACGAACTCACGCTCGCCAAGATGCGCGAACCATTGCCGATACGATGGTCCAGAACACTGCCCCGCAAGACGGAGCCGAGCACCGTGACCGTGAGTTTGGACGCAGCCGGACGATGGCATGTCAGCATCCTCGTGGAGGAGACCATCCGCCTTCTCCCCACCCGAAGGAACGCCGTCGGAATCGACTTGGGAGTGGACAGCTACGCCGTCACCAGCGACGGGGAGACCATAGCGAATCCACGCCACTACAAGAAACTCGCCCAACGGCTCGAACGGGAGCAACGGGCGTTGTCCCGCAAAGCCAAAGGCAGCAACAATCGTCGGAAAGCCGCCCTCAAGGTGGCCCGCACCTACGCCAGAATCACGGACATGCGCCGTGACTTCCTCCACAAGTTGAGCACGAGGATAATCCGCGAGAACCAAACGGTGGTACTCGAAGACCTCAACGTGAAGAACATGGCCAAAAGATGCACGCCGAAACCCGACCCGGATAATCCGAACCATTGGCTCCCCAACGGCCAGTCCGCGAAAAACGGGCTGAACAGGAGCATCATGGACGCCGGATGGTCGGAGTTCCGTCGAATGCTCGAATACAAGGCCGAATGGTACGGGCGACAGCTCGTAACCATCGACAGGTATTATCCGAGCACGCAAATCTGCTCCTACTGCGGGGCGGAGACCGGGCCGAAGGGCATGTCCGGCCTCAAAGTCAGGGCATGGACGTGCCCGGACTGCGGAACAACCCATGACAGGGATTTGAACGCAGCCGAAAACATCCTCGCCGCAGGGCTTGCGGTCAGCGTCTGCAAGGACGGCAGAACCGGAACCAAGGTCTCGCATTAGCGTCCCCTCCTTTCTTGTTTTGTCGTAGCGAACAGAAACCCGAACCGTAAGATTCGGGAATCCCCCGCATTCATGCGGGGGAGGATGTCAACGTCCTGACGGATTTCAGTTGAGAACTCGCCTTCCGGGTATTCTTCCGAATCGACCAGTGAGCGGACGCGGAACGAGGAGTATTGATGATTGCCGTTCTGCGTGTCGATACGACGCATGATATTACGGATTGTCCGTTGACTATCGGACTTGGCAATGAGCGTGTATTTGCGGGGATTGCGTTGGCAGGTTTCTGACTGAGTCCAATATTTCACCGCATATTTTGGTCTTCGGATTTCCCTATGCCCGGGCAGATGTTCCAAATCATATACGGGGTGTGTTTCAATATCAGCCATGTTCGCTCCTTCGTTGGATGATTGCATTGAGTTTGCAACCGATTTTGTTCAAGGTTGTTTAGTTTTATGTTAGAGGTTGAGAACGGGGTTGTTGCGAGGTTTGCGGGAAGTTGGTAAAAAGTTCCGAAAAAGAATGGGGGCGGTTGGACACTGAAAAGTGCCTAGCCACCCCATCCTCCTAGAGAGTGTTTAGCTCTTTAGCAGATTGTTCTTTTTCTCGTTCTATTCCTTCTGCCTAAGTGTTTCCCGTCCAGTGTTTGTTTCCTTTTCTTTCGGGCTAATAAGCGGGGCGGGGTTTCCATCCTTGTCGAATAATGGGAATCGTTTGCCGCTCGGATTGTTCTCCCAAGGTATGAGTGACAGGCTTCCGTCTGGATTGCGGTAGACATCGCCTTCGGTTTGTTCACCATCTCGAATGCATGTGATGTACGGCGTTTCGGAAGGCACTTCAACAGTTACAATTAACTCTTTGCCGTCTAGACCTTTCCTATGGGACTTGTATCTGATTGTCTGATAGCCGTAGTCGAAATCGTCCAACGGGATGACCTCGTCCATGTGGCCGTCCATGAGAACGTTCGACGGCTTGCAAGGGTGGAAATCATACGTCTCGTACACCCTCTTCCACTTACGATGCCGTTTTGACAATCTATGGCCTATTCGGGCGAACCAGACGATAATGTTCGGCAAGTACGCGGTACGGTTTGGATTATCTTTTGACTTGACGGCCCACTCACTGCACCATGGGCAATACCATGCGCTCCTATGGAACAGGTCAACGAGAAGACAGTAGTCTAGCCAGAGGAATGGTATGGTCAGCACTCCAAGAACGTATATGAGGATTGCGGGCATGGTTTTTCCTTAGTTTGGAAGCTGCGAGTGCCGATATTTACGGGCGTCCGGCATGGGAAGAAAGTGTGGGTCGGCTTCCTGAATCACACGTTTACGACGGTATTCCTTCGACGTCGGGATACCATAGGCTATTGCCATGGCGTCCCGTGCTTTTTTCTTGACGGCGGTTCGGTAGACTTCTGATACTGCCGGGTAGATGTGTGCGATTTTCATTTTGGCTCCTTTTGTCGGGTGGGTTCCAGCCCTTGTTTTGTGTAGACAATTCCAGTATGCATTAATGGGTGGACAAAAAGAAAAACAGAATCCTACTTCTGGTATCTTTTTGACCTCTGCCCATTGGCTTCTATCATCGCATACAGCATTTCACTCGCCGGACGGTGACGATAACTGGCACTCCCGTTATTGGACAGGTCATACAGTTCTTGCAACCTATCACCCTTGGGAGTAGGCACAAGAACTTGATTGATATTCCGAGGAAGACGCAACATCTCATGCAACTGTTCCGCCAGTTCACGCGTCGTAACCAAAAAATTCTCGTCCCCCATAGAAAGTCAGCCCGTTGCCCGACTCAAAATCCGCCAAACACGATTTGACTTCATAGCATGAGAAAATACCAAGCTCCACACTAACCGGCTCCACCGCATAATTCGGCGTATACGGCTTAAACCCGACATAATCTATACGACGCCAATTGGGGGTACCTCGGTCGAAGCTAACCTCCCGCGCCCAATATGAGGTACGGGAGTCCAAACGCTTCTCCACCAATGCAGACAACATGGTGGTGGTCTCAACGCGGTTCACTTTACTTCCCTCATCCCGACGGGAGTCGGATTGCATCCGAGTGGATAATACTCGAAGCTCACATGTTGACCTTGACTAATTTTGAACGGATACATGGCGTTTCCGGTAAAAACTCTTATTCCGGTCAATCGGATACCTCCGGCTCTTCTTTCATAGTCGGCATGGTCAGTATTAGCGCCTCATGCAGTACCGCGTACGCTCTTTTAAGAAACTGTTCCCGAATGCAGGGCATCTGCTGTTCCCATAAGTCGAGTACTTCACGTTTCGTCGGATTGTTTTCAGCCCAGTTCGTATCCGTTCGAAATAATGCGAGCGCGCATTTTTCGACAAGTTCGTTGGGGAGTGGGTTGTCGGGCGTGGCTTTTTCCAATACGTTGAGAATGGTGGGGATGCATGGTTCGTATATTGGGTACATGTATCCTTCGCCCCAAGTGTGCCAGTCTTTTGGCGTATTATCGGGTAGATGGTATGAGCCGGCCGGAATGGGGTTGCGCATGGTGTCGAGGTGGCTTGTGCAGAAGTGTCTGACGCTGACCATTCTCCCGTGTACGCCGTATTTGACGAGGGTCAGCCATTGGTCGTTCCACCAGTCGTCGCACGGTTTGCCGCAATCGGGGTAGTCGCATTTGATTCGGTGTGATAGGAAATTTTCGTAACTCATGATGTTTCACGGATTCCTGTATGAGTGTGTTCATTTTGTTTCTGTTTCTGTTTTGCTTGCGTGCTCCCAGTCGCAGGATAGTCCTCCTCTGTAGGTGGTGTTTACGGTGAGGCAGTTGATGTGGCGTCCGTCGAGGAGTTGGATTTCGCATTCGCTGAGGTTGGAGTTGGGAAGGTCATCGCATTTGACAATAGTTTCCGTGTTGCTTTTTGAGGACGTAGTGGTTTCGGGTGTGACGGTGTTGGGGTTTGTTTCGTCGCATCCGGCGCACATCAGGCAGGCCGGAACCAGCAGTAATGCCAATAGTCTTCTCAATCTCGCTCCTTGTTTCGCGCGTAGGGGTCGTCTATGACGCCAAGCTCCAGCAACAGGTCGTAGGCGGTCATATCGGTCTGAAGCCTGTGTCCGCCGTAGCAGGGCGGTAGGTTACATGTCTGGCTGTCGTCCGCGTCGCTCCACTCAAACACGATTTCGTCACAGTCCAATTCCACGTCGATGTCCGCATTGTCGGCCATGAGACCGCAATCCTGACAGCGGCACATGCCCTGTATTTTCCTCATGTACTTCGGGTCGGCCATTATCCTATTCCTTTCTTTCCAACTGTTCGAGCCGTCCGCCGCACATGGGGCAGAACATGGGGATGGCCTTGTACTCGTCGCCCATGAGCCGCCCAGCCCCGTCAGTCATGAGCGTGCGCACGCGGAACACGGTCAAGCAGCATGGGCATTCGACCGCATCCACCGGATTGCATTCGGAGACGAGCGGCATCGGATTGGCTTCCGGGTTCATTTCGTCGTCACCTTCATCGGTTTGCCGTTGTGGTCGTAGAGCCATACCCTGTCGCCCGACGTGACCAGCAGGCTCAGGTCGTGCGCCTTTCCTTTCGCATCCACGTACTCGCACTCGTACCTGCCCTGACCGGGCATGTACTTGGAGTCGTAAACGGTCGGGCAAGACAACGCCTCCAATCCGGCCTGTCGCGCCACCTGTTCGGTGAACGTGGTGTCCTTCGGGAGAACGAGAAGACCGGGGTTCAACGTCAGGAGCAGTCCGAAGCCGCCCACAAGGGCAAGACATATGACGAATTTGGTGTCCTCCAGCAATGGCTGGGCGTCCCGTGGGATAC